ATTATAGTACATGATGTAGTTTAAGCTAGCCTGTCCAGCAATTGCTCTAGAGTCTACATATGTTCTATTGAATTCATCTGCTACTTGCTTAGGAAGTGGTGGGGGCTCTCCTTCGTAGTCAATCTCTTGTTGCTTAGCCAATTCTGCAAGGAACTGAGCTTTTAGATTAGCAAGAAGTAGATTTTTAAGAGCCTCTTCTTTGATACTTACAGAGTCTGCATTCTGTACAGTTACTGTATAGTCTAGTGGACGTTTAGACTTTTCCCCAAGTAGAAGGTCTATGATAGGCTTAATGATAGGGTAATTCCTAAGCTTAGATGGGAAGTGACTTCTAGTCTTGCCATAAGGCTTAAGAACATAGTTGTAGTCTTCCTCATCTATAACCCCATTATAATAGTCATATAGAGATTTAAGGTAACTGCGTCGTTCACTTATACCAAACTTTGATAGGTTAATGAATGCGTCTACACAGTTCTCTCTCCACTCTTTATTCTTCTGATTAAGAGGGATCCTTTGCTTTGGAATTGATGCTTGTCCGAACATTAATACAAAATTAGTTTTGTTTTACAGTAGCCTAGAAAATTCTAGTGTTTTATCAATACTATTATTAATATGACACTACCTATAAACCTTATCAAACCACTCATTACTTGAGTTATCGGAGTCATTATAACTTAACTCCTTGTTATAAAGCTCTCTAGTATGATACATCCCAACCATGAGTGCCATAACACGGTCAAAGTTACCTTTCCTATTAAACTTAATCAACTCCTGTAAAAGAGCAGGGTCATAAATTTTCTGCAAGTTAAGGGTTATTTCCCCATCTTCGTTCTGTCCCCTGCCACTAATTAGCCAATCTCGTATATAAAGTTCCCCCTGAGCTTTTCTTTGCTCAGTCATGTGCATACCATACTGCCTTTTTACGTTCTTAGATCGTAACTCTCTCTTATCTAACATCTCGAATTCCTCTTGCAGTAAGTGTAGCTTTCTAAATCTTTTAGCATAAGCTATTACTTCTCCTCGGTCATTCTCGAATCCTATCTTAGCATTGTAGTATTCTGCTAGCATGAATAGATTTCTATTATACTCATCCTGAGTTGCAGGCCTACCTATATATGAGGCTACTATAATATCGTCTGGTTTAGATAGATTATTAGGTACTTTTATAACATAGGCTGCTCCTAACGACATAGAGCTAGCTGCTTTTCCCTGTGCATACGGGTCATGGCAAATGATATACAGATTCTTTGGGATTATATCTTCTTGAGTTTTAAATGGGGCCTCATAGATTACTACTGCTCCAGTTAAATCGTCATCTGGTCTATGTGGGAACTTATATATAGGTCTAACACTAGAGTTAGGGGCAAAGTCTGCTTTTCCTTTAGTATTATAGTACATCTCCCCAGCTACCCCTATCTTATGTAAGTCACTAGCTATCACTCTATTGTACTGTTCTTTTAGAGAACTAACGTCGAATGTATTAGCTGTTACTTGAAGTGTTGCTTCTTGTGGGGTAAATGGATGTTCAGCTATATACTGATCATATGACTTTGGGTCATTACCCTTCCTCTTCTTCTCCCTTTGTGTCTCTTCATAATCCATAGCTTCGTTAGATAAGCTATTTCCCTCACTATCCATAAAACCATCTAAGTTTTTATAGATAGGAACGAAGAATCCACAGCTAGTTCCCATAGCCCCAGCATCCCACTCGTTATCAAATGCTAAACAGTCATAAGCTTCAGGATGGTAGAACAGTTCTTCCAATCCCTCAAATCCAGGACCTTCTTCTCCACCAGTTCCAAAGGCAATCATAGTTCCCAGTGTCTTAGAACCCTGCCTCATTGTAGGCATAGCTACCTCCCAAGCTTTTAGCAAACCTGAAAATGAACCTGCTTCTTCAAAGAATATCAATTCTCCTGCTTTACCACGTATCTTATCTGGGTCATCTTTAAGAGATACCCCTATTATCTGTGATTTAAACCCTAGGGTTACGTCAGCTCCGTTTACATTCTTCTTATATCCAGATTGCTTATGCATCTCCCTGTCTATAAGTCTAGGTTGACTCCAAGCTGTGTTATCATCTACAAAAGAGACAATATCCCAAGCCTTAGATAGCATACCATCTCCAGTTAGATACTGTTTATCTGATGCAAATACGAAGTTCTTACTATTCCTTATATGAAAGTAGTTCCTACATAGCATAGCTGCGGCCTTGTAAGAGAAACCTTTACGTCTAGCCTTTAGAACAACCATGTGTTTATTCTCTTTTCTAGCCCTATCTACAGATGAAAAGTACTCATAATCCCCATCGTAGAAGGCTGGAAAACTCCTATCTCTTCGTGAAATTATCTCTCCATTTGGCTGTTCTTCATCAATAATTCTATCGATAGGACAGTAATTAAGATAAAAATAATGAAACCCTGAGATCTTAATTCCGTTTACCTCATAACCATGAAGACATTTAAACTGTTCCTTATCCCAATAATCGTAGTATTGCTTTGTCCCAGGGAGTGCGTCAGTATAGTACCCATACTCAATATAGTGCTCCGCAGCCTTGGAAAACAAATGGGTATTTTTTAGCATTATTCACTGTATTTGTTGGTCTTAACCCCTGCTCTATTAGGATTATCTTTAGCCTGTTGCTTCTGTACTAGCTCTTCTAGTCTATCTAGTCCTTCGATTACCTCCCCAATCTTAGATAAGTTAGCAACTAAGTCTTTGGCTTGGTAGAGAAGCTTACCATTCTCATCCATAGCTGTAAGGTCAATATCTTTGAAATACTTCTCTAGCTTATTAACTGCAGATCTAGCTGATTTTAGAAGTTTAATTGCATGAGTCTCTGACAATTCCCTGTACTTCTGCAACCCTGCATGTAAGTTAGGGGTTGACTTGACTTTTAGCTCTTCTAGTAGCTTATCTCTTCTCTCAGTTTCATCATAAGCTGCATAACTAGACCTATGATCTGCAAAAAAGTAGATAAATGCTAACTCTTTAGTAGTTAACTTCTCGAATTCTGTGATAGTCAGGGCATAAGCTGACGGGATAACTACATTATTGTTTACTGTTAGCAAGTCTTTCATTTTTCCGTCTAGTTTTCTCGTTTAGATGGGCTATTCTCTCTGATTTAGCTGAGAATGCCCCAAAATATGGGAGTCTGATTGTAGCAAAGTCTCCCTTTTTCATGATATTGACTACATACTTGAATTGATAGTAGACAATCTCCTCAACTTTCTGTAAAGGAAGGTTATACTTAGTAGCTAACTTTTGTATAATTACTTTTTCCTTACTCATTTCTTAAGATTAATCGGTTTTCCCGACTTACCAATAACAATAGATGGCCATCTTGATGGATCATCTGGACATCTTGCTGTTTGCCAGCTAGCCTTATCCTCAATATAACAGCCACACAATCCACATTGTTTGGTTTTCTTAATTAAATGAGGGCAATTGTGACAGATATCTACTCTTTCTGTATACTGCTCTGTAGTTACTGATGGCATTCCAGCTGCAATGTACTCTGCTGATGCTTTAGCAAAGTTTGCAACCATTTTAAGGAATGATGGGGGTTTCTGACTCATACTTCTTCTAGTTTAATTTCTACTAATTCTGTTAAATGTAATCCTTCTACGTCCCCATAACCATTCTGTATCACCATTAAAGAGTAATACCCTATGTAAAAGAAGGTAAGTACTTTAGTTGGGGGAACGAATACAGGTGTCATATTGGGAGAATATGTATTTCAACTGGTTCTTTCTTTAGAATCTTAGCTAACTCATATCCATTCTTAGTTTGCGTGATAGCTCCCTTATCTTTGAGTCTTTTCACGTAATTATTAAGAGTGTTGTGGTCCTTAATCCCTAGAACTTCAGATACTTTTCTCTTATTAGCAGGAGAACATAGATTAACCGTCTCACTAGAGTTAATGAATTCAGCAAGAACTTTAAGTTCAGTATCTGTCAGTTCTAGTATCCCGTTAAATATCTGGAGAAACTTCTGGGTCGTATCCG